CATACTGGTATTAGTAAATCTCATAGTGATGTTTATGTCACTGTTTATTCAAATCTTAAGAATATTATTTACGATAAACTCGAAGTTAACATTGTTTATTCATCTGCATTAGAAGATTTTATTTTGTAAATTACCTGATAATCTACCGAGTTATTGTAAACAAATTTCTTTAGAAACTAGTACAATTGTTGATAAGTTTTTTATTATTTTACCTGGCAAAATCTATCCTTTAGATGGGAAGTTACGCAAATCTGAATATAACTATAAGTACATCAAGCATAGTTATGAACGCGTAATGAAACAAGAAGACGCTTGCGTTTATGATCTTAGTTTGGATTCTTTGTGTGGAGCAGCTCTTGTTTCACATAATGGTTTTTTGATGGGAATGCATGTTGCAGGATTACCTGAGGAGAAGATTGGAGTGATTAATTTATTGTCTAAAACGGCCATAAAAGTAATTAACGGTTTTTTCAAAGAAACGAATAAATTCCCTGTAGAAATTGATCCCAATGGAACAGGAAATTGTGCGTTTTTAACGAAGAAACATACGGCGAATGTAGTCACTCATACTCAGTTAGTACCTTCAATGGTAGATGGAATATATCCGAAAGAACGTATTCCCGCTTTCATTGTTGGTGATCCCTTAGAAAAACTCAAGGAATTGTCAAATGCTAGTTTAGTCGAAACAACTATACACTCAATTGAATCTAATAACTTCATTGTGCAATATCTCAAACAGATTTTAGAGGACTGGAACCCACGCATTTTATCGGAGCATGAAATTGTTTGTGGAAACGAACATCTTTGTGCTATTGATAAGAAATCTAGCGTTGGTTATGGTCTTTTAGGAGAAAAGAGAGATTATTTGAATTATGAAGAAGGGAAATTCTCACCTATTCTAAATGATATAGTTAATGATTTTGAAGGTAAAATCCATCAAGGAGTTTACCCCGAATTTTATTTTAAAGAACAATTTAAGGACGAATTAAGAGATCTTGCTAAAGCTGACAAACCTAGAATTTTTAGGGGAGCTCCTTTAGTACACACAGTGCTCATACGTAAATATTTAGGATCATTAGTTGAATTTTTTGGACAAGAGTATCATAGATTAAATACTGGCATTATGGTTGGCATAAATCCATTTAGTGATGAATGGTGTAACCTCATTCGTGAGGTTATAAAACATGGTAACAACGTGTTTGATGGCGATTTTTCCAAATTTGATAAGAAGATGCTACCCACTTTTCAGCAATTAATTTGTAAGGTTATTAAAAGTAAGCTTGAAAAAGTTTATGACTCATCTCAACTCGAAACATCTGATTTTTTACTTAATAGCATTATTTACAACCCTGTTCTTAGAGGAAACGATAGTTTTATTACTACACACTCATTGCCCTCAGGATGTGGTCTCACTGCTCATTTTAATAGTTTAATTCATAAAGCTTATATGGCTTATGCTTTTTTCATTTTGTTTAAGAATCAACACGACGGTAAAGAACCTACATTGTATGATTACACATCTAATGTGTATAATGCAGTGTATGGTGATGATGGATTGACTGGCGTTTCACCCCAGTGTAAGGAGTACTTCAATGGACCCGCTGTTCAACAAGTTATGTTGTCTATTGGATTGGATTATACTCCTGGGGATAAGAAACAATGGAATTATTCTACTCGTTCTTATGTGGATTGTACATTCTTAAAGAGAAGATTCACTTTTCATAGAAAGTTATGTAAAATTGTAGCTCCACTTGATTTAGTTAGTATGAAGTCCACGTTAAATTACGTTAAGGATGAAGTACTGAATGAAGAAATGACAGCTATAAAATTACAGAATTTTCAAAGAGAAGCTTATTTGCATGAGGAATATGATGATTTAATGCAGTATGTGAAAACATATTGCAAGGAATCGTCGTTTAATGTTTCTTTCATGCCAGAAGAATATCTTATGGAATTGTACAAAACAGGTAAGTTTGTTGATTATTTAATTTTACAATAATTCTATTATATACTGTATTGTTTTATTATTAATTTTCTGTTTTTTCTTATTATATTGTTTAAGTGTTTTATGTTTTTATTTGTTTATTTATTTGTTTATTTAAATATAATTTTCAAATTTATTTATTCATTTTATTTTGCTTTTCAACTTGGATATTACACACGGAACTCTGGATTTTTAATGGCGTGCCAACAAATGGACATCGTAGACTAAGTTCGCATATGAAAAACTACGTATTATTTGTCCGTATCTTTGCTATACTGTGTTGGGTTAACCAGACCCAACGGAGCAACCAATGAACGTCCAAACGTATTACGTTATAATAATGTGCTTATGAAGATGGAAGAAGTTTGTGCATGAACAGGCTGTATAAAGATATCATTTCAGTGACAATTTAGAGCCTTGTCGCGTTTTTAGCTATGGCAAGCTATAGAAATGTAATGTTATACTACCCTCTTTATTTTTATTTTATTTTAAACTTATACTCGCCTTTGTAGTTTTATCTTTAGTTTAGATAACGCGTTTGAATTTTTTATACTTTTATAACTATGACTGAAATCAATACAAAAACAAACCCAAATAATACGCAAAAACGATCTGAGAACTCTTATGGTGTCAAGTTATCTACAAGACCTATAACCACTGTTGCATCACGAGGAGTTGGACAAGGAGGCTCATTACCAGCAAAAATAGATCCAATAAATGAAGACAATTGGACTCTGACAAGCATGTTGGAACGATATTCATTTAAAGGAACTTATCCTTGGAAAACAACCGATAAAATACACAGTGTACTAGCAAAAATAGATATACCTGGCGACTTAATAGTTAATCATTTAACTTCAACCCCTTTTTCTTCTTTTACTTATTGGAGAGGTTCTATCGAAATTGACATTCAAGTGACAGGAACGCCTTTCCACCAAGGAAAACTTTTAGCAACGTTCTTCCCTTTAGTTACTGGTGATGTGGCTGAACTTTTAGTCAACAATTTCTCAGCAGCCATGGTGAACCCAACAGTCCATCTGTTTCCAAATGCTAATTCAGTAGGTAAAATCTCAATACCTTTTAATTCAGTGCAAAAATACCTAGATTTGACCGGAAAGTCAGTTTTTGATATCAATACTCTTGGATTTTTGATGTTATACGTCATGAATCCATTAGCGTTGGCAGCAGGAACTTCCGATACGGTTACAGTCTCAATATTTAGTAAATTTGTTGATAGTCAGTTTAAGGTCCCTCGTTTGGATACTAGCGGAATAGTAGCTTTAGAAAATAGAAGACACATGCATCTCACTAAACATGTAGCGGATGACCAAGGTTTTGTTATCGTTAAAGCGCAATCTGGAGATACAACCCACGATTCACCTAAAGTAACAAAACCAACACCTCAACACTCTAGTTCATCCCTTTTAAGTAAAATAGCTGAAGAAGTTTTGCCTGAAAACGTAGTAGGTGATTTGATATCATCTTTTATAACTCTTTTAGACAAGCCCACAGATCCCACTCTAGACAAACCTTTGATGCCAATATCTACAGGAAGATTTAATTTCCCTGCAGGTATAGACACCATTGATAAGTTAACCACTGACCCTACTAAAATTAGCTCTTGTGATGAGTATACTTTTGCTTCAATGAACGATGAAATGGATTTTAATTTTTTAAAGAAGAAGGAAACATACCTAGGAAGTTTTTCAATCTCAACTTCAAATGTGCCAGGCGATGTGTTGGCTTCATATCCAATCTCTCCTTGCCCAAATGTTTTAAGACCAAATTACCCAAACCAGGTACCTTTGCTTTCATACATAACTTTTCCATACAACTATTGGACAGGTGGAATCACTTATCGCTTTGAAATTATTGCAACGTCACTTCAAACATGTAAAATTTTTGCAGCTCTTAACTACAATGATTATACAGTGCGAAGTAAATTACCAGTGAACATCTCAACTGGACAATATGGCGAAGCTTTTGAAATCAATCAAGGAACAAATTCAATGATATTGACGGCTCCTTACGTGGGTACAACAGATGCTAAATTTGTGCCAGCTGGTACAGAGGTCTCATCTATGAACTCATGTGGATATGTCAATGTTGTTCTTTTGAACCAATTGGTAACACCCTCCAACACTCCAACAACTATCGTAGTAAACGTGTATATTTCAGCAGCCGACGATTATGAAGTCTCATCTCTTTCACTCAGCAATAATATGATTGTTGTAGATGCTCAAA